CCAACACAACCTACTCAGCCTACATCTACCAAACCTGCTGATAAACCTGTAACCACGGATAAGACTACGCTTTCTCCTCAACAATAGACCGTTTAGATGCTTGCTAAAAAGCGTGCTGAAGACAAGTTAAAAGTTGGTGTGGATGGTTATGAATTAACAGGACAAGCTTATTTCATAAAAGTTGATGGTAAAATACAACGATTCAGACGTGTTCACGCCACTATTCCTGCACAAACTTTAAATCTTAAGAGATCTATTGATCGTATGATCAATACTTTTGAGTATATTTATAATGAACCAATGTCTGATGAAGAGATTGTTTAGGAGGTAGTAAATATAATAGAAGATGTTATAAAAAATGGCGCGTATGTAAAACTTGAGCGTGATCGTTGGAGCAACAGCCATGTCACAATTGTTGATTTTGAGAAACAACCAGGCCTTGAGAGACATCCGCTTTCTGCGCAAGCAATTCATGATCTGAATGTATACTTGAAATATCTCAAAGAAGCAGGACCGTTTAATCATGATGAGTTTTTTGGTATAGTTAGTGATGTTGCACACATTATAGCATCAACAGAACCTGGTACATCTGTACATGTTGGTAATGTGGTAGAAGGTGTTGTTAACTATGTCGTACAACGTGTATTGGATCAAGGTTATGAAAATATTGTTGGTACTGAGGAGCAACTTGTCGATGAAATACTTAATACAAGATCTCATGACAGTTTTAAACAATCATCAACTCCTGAATCTGGTGAATACGGATCTAACCGTACGTATGACGAGTGGTTTAATAAAAATAGAGGTATAGTAAAGAATCTTGTATTAGATGTATTAAGATAGCTTAAATCTTTCCACGACTTAGGTTGGGTTGTACAATCTGAAAAGCTTACATTATATGGGGAGTTTAAAGGTGTTGGTCGTGTTGCTGGAGAACCTGATCTTATTGCTATTGATCAAGATGGTGGTATCCACATGATCGATATTAAAACATCAACAAAATCATTCTACGATGGTGAAGGTTATTCTAGTAGATATGTTGATGTTTATGGTGCTGATACATGGGGTCAGAGATTTAGCACACAGACACAATACTCTAATCAACAGACTGCATATAGAATGTTGACGAAAGCATCGTTAGGATTAGATACAACTGCTGAATTAATGCCGTATGTTGTAGACTATAACTACGGTACTGGACTGATATCAAACGTTGTGCTTGAGCCACGTATTCCTATTGTATATTCTGATTTTATAGAAGCAATGTTCAATGGCGTAGAGTATTCAACGACTGAAAACTACACTATGATGTCTGGATTCTCTGAACGATTTGTTCAAGGTATTTTGGATACATATAATACAACAATAGAAGATTACAACAAAGCTGTTTCTGACTTTGAAAGTCAGGTTGGACAACTTCCCAAACAATTCATGTTTGATCTCTTTAGTGAGTATATGACCCCTGCACAGTATACTCTTGATGAGATTCATAGAATAGACGCAAAAGCTAAAAGGTTATGGGACGTTACGCAACAGATACGTCATTGTATCGAACAAGCGTTGGCTAATGAAGAAGATAAAGCCAATGGGCAATCTACTACCGGGTCAAATCCTAAACCTTAGACTACACCGCAACCAGAGACTACACCGCAGCCTGAAACTAAACCAGAACCTAAAAAACAACCAGAACCTTAGACAAAGCCTAGTGAACAACCACAAGTTAAACCAAGTGATAGTTCTACAGAACCAACAGGTTTGATTAAGCTTTAGAATGGATATGTTTATAAATTCTCAGTTAGTTTCGAAAATCCGTACCCGTAGATTCAAAGTGATCGTGCCGAAAATGATAAAGTGTTTGCAGCTATAATAAACGCTGCTGATTTTGGATTACCAGAAACGACTATTGCTACAATATCTAATACTGGTAAAAATCTTGATAAGATATAGATCAAGATTACATATATAGATAGAAAAACAGGTAAAGTATATAACTTTGGTAAAACTTTACCAAATGGTAAGCGTGACTATTTATTCATAAATGCCGGTAACAACTTACCGGGACATGCTGTTACGGAAAATTTCAGAGCATTATATAATCTAGCTGCGCAGCTTACTGAATACAACCAAACTCATCCTGGCAAAAAAGCTGTTCTTCGTGTAACAGAATGGTATCGTACAGATGGTAGATTGATATATAAAGAGAAAAACGGTGTTGTATCATAGGAAAATCATCCAGTTGTAGATCCTAAGTTAGGTATTATTACTGATGATCTGTATCAATTTAGTGCTGAGCGTCAAGTTCCTGGTGATACATGTGTGATGCTAAACGATATAGGATTTGTAAAAGATGGTGCTGTTTATACATATGGTGATAGTAATACTAGACAGCAATTAGATGTTGTACCTAAAGATATTCCTAATGGTGTCATAGTATATTCTAAGCGTATACCAAGAGCCGAGGCTCTTAATGGTTTTAAACGCCTACCCATTGTACTTAGGAAAAGAGCTCTTTCTGATGGAGATGTTAATTTTATAATGGATGTTCTTAAAGATCCGTCATTACTAAGTCAAGAATATAACGGATTGCATGGAGCAACTATAGGCTCTATAAGTAATCTCATCTTACCTATTATAACAGATGCTGCATATCTATCACCTCAAAAGAAACTGTTTGTAGATCGTGCTACTAATACGGTTTATTACATAACCGCCAAAGAATGGAAAGATGCCAAAAATGGTGTTGGAACATTGAATGGCTATAACATGTCGAATGAAAACCATGTTGAAGAGTTAAAACAAATCATAAAAGGATTATCTATAGAAGTTAACTCTGATGTGATGCAATCTAGATTTGGTACTGATACTGATTCAAATCTACCGTTGATTGCTATTCGAGAATGGTTTAACGATAATCCTACAGAAAAAACGTTTACTATCACAGGTAGTCTTGGTAATACATCAATATCGTTTGATAGGAGTGATTTCCAAGATCATAAGGCTGATAATGGTGATGTATATAACGGACTGAGTGGAGCTGGTTGGTATTTACGTACTGGTATATTGCAAACAAACGCTGTTGGTATTGGTGCACCTCACGTTCACATCAACGCAGTTACGATGGATACTAAAGGGTATTAGAAATCAGTGCTTAACAACGGAGCTGTTATCGATAACAGCACGGAATCAAAGCCAGAGACTAAACCTGATACTGAGCCTGAATCGAAAACAAATCCAGATTCGAAGAAAAAGCCACCTAAACCTAGTCCAACGAGCGGTGGTTAGAAATCTGATTCTGCACTAGACGCTTTATTATCACTTCTTGACACGCAAGATGACAATCAAGTCACGACCGATAATATAGATAACCAATCTACTGATCAACAAGCTTTGGATAATGAACAGATAGAAGACTGGGAGCTCTTTCATATTGGACGAGTTGCCACAGGTAAGACTATCAATAAAAAGAAAGCTCGTAGACACGCCGAACATATTCTTGGAAAAGATTTTGTTTCTGACGATAGGGCGTTTGGATTTATCGATGGTGTTATTAAACAATTCGACGATGGTTCTGCTGTATTGGGTGTATGTAGAAAAGATTCGATAAGATTGTCATCACTCGCAGAGAATGGTGTCGAATATCACGAGGCGTTCCATAGAATATTCGAGCTTATTATACCAGAGCATTTACGTGATTCTATATACGAAAAGGTTGCCGCTGACAATGACATAGATTTGCAAAATGACCCTGATTATACGAATCATCGTAAGGTTGCAGAGCTAATGGCTGATTGGTATTGGGATTATCAAGTTGGACGATTCCATGTTGATTCTTACAATATATTTGCTAAAGCTTGGAATAGAATGCGTGACTTTGCATTACGTTTCACCAATAGATATCGCAATGACCGTGCGGTATTAAAACTATTCTCTGATATACGTAGAGGTAAGTATGCATCTCGTAAGGCTAATAGTAGTGCTATAAAACGATTTGTTACGAACTTTAAAAATAACCTAATGTACAAACAACATGGTAAAGATTTCAAACACATCGTTGGTGATGAGATGTATTACCATATTGTTGAAAGTGCAAAGTTCTTTGTATTTGCAGGTTCTGACATAGCAGTTAATGGCTCTAATATATCCGATTTGAATAATGCTTTGGATAAAGAGACTATTCTAAAAGGTGCAAAACGTCTTGCTGATGCAGGAAACGATATACTTGGAATCAACCTGTCTGATGATCAAAGAAGTGAAGGTCAAAAGGCATTGTTTGAGTTCATAGCTAATCTCGATGACATACAATTTAAATTAGATCTTGCTAATTCTATAAAGTCTATTAGTACTAACTTCGAACAAGTTGAATCTGAAAAAGCTGATAATGATGCTGATGCAGGTGATACGTATTCTATAAATCAATCTATAGAAGGCCATATAAAAGATGCCGTTGAATTCGATCCGTTTGAGAAAACGTCTCAGTAGGTCAGATTCTTCTTTGCAACAATACCAAATCAGAAATGGTCATATACGCCTAGTATACAAAATGGTAAGGTCAAGCTTGTTCGTACTAAAGAACAAGTCTTTAACGAGTATGGTTTACCTGAGTTTATACCAGTACGAGATGCTTATAACAAGTTTATAAACACTGTACATAACGTAGACACACTCGATGAACTAATTGATACTCTTAATAAGAAAGCTCAGATAGAACCGTTCTATGAGACAATTGCTGAGAACATAAAAGCTGTTATGGATAAGCGCATATCATATGATGGAGATTCTGTTAAATATGACATTGATGCTGAAAACCTATTAGTTCAGATAATGGCACAAGCTCGTTCTAATAAGTACAACATGGTTACTATGATGAGCTCTAGTGCTGGAGAAGGTGTTGATACAACATTCGGAAAGTACAAGACTAGGGTTATGCCTACTGGTGTAGAATATCAAGCTAGAAATACAGCTATTTCTTGGTCGTCTAATTTTGCTAATGGTGGTACAAATCTTGTCAAGATAACTAAAGTTGGAAAGCGTGCTATAAACGATAAGGATGCTGATGCAGCTAGTACGTTCTCAAACTTTGCCAAGTTCTTAACTGGTACATATGATAACAAACGTTTATCCTTGAAAGATTTTATACAAAACGCTATACTTGGAAAGCTTGGACTGAAACAATACTTAGGATTACCAGTTGGAAACAAGATGTTTAAGATACAAGATATAGACGATGTTTCAATGCAGTTATGTAAAGAATATATCGTACAACAGTTGAATTCTATGGGCATCAACATAGAGCTCAATGCATTTAACTATATGCTTGTTGAAAAATACGGTTCTGCTGGTGCTGAAGCATTGTTGAAGATGTTAACATCAACAAATGTTGAGGATTCTATGACTACATTCATACAATTCTTAAATAACATTGTTGTAAACAACCAACTAAATGTTACAGATGACAACAAGTTCTATGTTGGATCTTTGCCAGTCGCACTTGATTTGATCTATACAAAGTTTGCATTCACTAGTAATTTGGCTAATTGGCAATATAGATACAAACAAGCAACAACTCAATTATCCGTAAAGGGCTCTGGAGACAATCTTAAATACTTAATATCTCAAAACAACTTCTTAACAGATAGTACTCGTGACTTCAATAAGAGAGGTCCTCAATTTCAACTCATATCGTCTGGTACAGATCCATATATCTATTCAACACGTGTAGATCCAAATACAGGTCAGTCTATTTGGGCAGGATCTTTTGTATTGCATAGCATGTTAAATAATAGCCAAGCATTTATTGAATTACAATCGCTTGATGGATTCCGTACAGACAACAAAGGTGATTATGGTGCAGACTATTTTTAGATGACGAATGACGAGGATATTCTAAGTAAGATTAGATTCTTGATGGATAATTCTCTCATATTCCAAACATTGTCTGATAAGAAGAGTTATTTCACTGTACATCTCAAAGGTTTCCGCATTCCTGGTATTGATTATTCTCACATGTACGATAATTCTGGAAAGGTTGTTGTAGATGGTAATGCGTTAGGTGATCAGGTTACCAACGGCAGTTGCTCATATGATATTGCTGGTTTTGGCACACCAGTGTTAATGCAAAGACAAGATGTTATAGATCAACTTTTATCATACGCATATGCTGAGCGTGAAAGTATTATTAAGACTATTGACGCAATGTCTGAAATGACTGATGATGAGAAGAAGAAGGCTGTTAAAAATTTCTATTCTTCTCAAAACGGTGCTAAATTCTCATCATTGCTTGGAATATGGCCTGTGACTGAAAGCGGTACTGGATCATATTTATCGTTTAATAATGAAAAACTAACTCCTAAAAAAGCTCTAGAAAGAGCAGATGAATACTTCTTTGCACCAACAGTTGGTAATAAACCAATGACAGAGCAGGCTGCTAATGACTATCGTAGAACTTTAATTGAGCTGAATTTACAAAGGCGTTTAGATGTTATGATGGAAAACTTACAACATCGTGGTCTTATTGCAAAAGATTCAGATGGTTATTTAGTAAACAAAGGTCTTCCAGCAGATGCTATTGAATTTATAGCGAAGTCACTACTTAGAAAACAAAACAAACTCGATGCTACAGGAAACGCTATAGACCAGAACACAATGCGTATGGCAATACATACTGCAATCGGACTGTTTGCAAACGACATGATGGTTAAATCTATCATGTCAGTACAAGAAACCGAACGTATTTATGCAGCAAACCCTGCGTATTTCAAATGGAAGTACGATGAGAATACTGGTGAACTATCTGATCGTACTGTAGATGAGCTTAAACGTGCTGGTGGTTTCGTATCTACTGGTATAAACAACTTTATGGAACTTACTAACATTCCTCAACACTGGCTTGATAAGGATGGTTAGTTTACAGGTGAATATCGTTGTTGTGAGATTAAAGATGAAGAAGTGGCATCTCCTCAAATAGAGGAGATTAAAACACTAATGACAACGTCTGCTCGTGTACAAGCGTTACGTGAACATTATCTAAAACAACAGAAGTCTGATTATGAAGAGCGCATACTTAAGATGAAACGTGACGAACGCCCTAACGAAAATGAGCAGTTATATGAGCGTGAACGTATTGCATAGGATGTTGAAAATAAACTCGCTACGATGAGTGATGACGACGTTAAGCGAGAGCTTAAGTCATTAGGTATGTTGGATATTATAGACAAGAAGTCGAAAGCTGCGTATAATAGTTATACAGGAGGCATTGATGTAAATGACGGTTCTGCATATATAACAGACGATATGTGTGAGATGCTTTTACGAATGGTTGGTTCGTATTCGTCAGAGGTGGCCGAAGCGTTTAAAATATTACGATCTACGTCTGTTAAAGATATGCGTTAGATTGCAGATGCATATACTAAGGTCATAACAACTGTCATCGGTACATAGAAATATACAGCCTATGGTCGTAGGTAGGATTCTACTGGAAATATTGTAGATTATTATCACAAATATGCGCTGTTCCCAATATTCCCAATGCTTGCAACTGGTAAATTAGGAAACATCTATAATATGATGAAAACTAATAATACCGACATGGTATTGATTAGCTCTGCTGTAAAAGTAGGAAGCCAAGGTGCTGTATCTAATCCTAAATGGGATGATTATCGTCAAGATGATGATAAAGATAACAAAGCTAATTACAACAAAGACGGTTCGTTAAAGCCATTGTTTTCAGAATCATTTAAAGTCAACCCGTATTCTGTATCGTTTGAATATCTTCGTAAACAGTTAAATACTGATCCAAATGAGAAAAAGTATATGAATATTGGTACTTAGACTACTAAGATCGCATTGACCAATCTAAATCTCCATGCACAATATTTAACAAGAAGTGGTGAAGTTAGATCTGGTTAGTAGATACATGACGATATCATGCAATCTATGAATGCTCTTAGTAATATCGGAAGAGATTAGTTACGAAGCCAATATTTCTTAACAAACGATAAAGGATAGTTTGTTGATGAGAACGGAAATGTTGTAGATAAGCCTGTTGTAGATCCAGTTAAGTATTCGAAAGCATTAAAACAAATCATTGGTTCTGATAAAATAAGTTTGAATTTAGCTTAGGCACTACAACTTGTTCCTTATAAAGACGGTAATGGTAAAATACGTTATAGGTTTAACATGCCTTTAGATGCTGTACAATCATCTAACTTCTTAGAATCTAAGATTATTTCTAATATAAACAAGTCTGTTATTGATACTAAAACACCTGGTGCTGCATTCATACAACGCTCTGTGTGGAGTATGGAAGGTTCTACGCTATATGATAGTCGTAAAGGCAATATTGTAAGTGATGATGATATTGCTCCGTCTATAAATGGTGGTAACAGCCTTCAGATGGTTAATGAAGAGGGCTCTATGGACTGTGTATTATCAGTAGATTTCTTTACAAAGATTCTTGGTGACTTGTTCCATTATACAACTGGTGGCGATTATATACTCGATAGATTTGGAGAGCGTATACCAGTAACCATAATATATAAAGGCAAGACTTTGTATAAAGTTAAATCTGCAGACATGTTTAACAAAGGTAAGTTTGTAGAAAAATGGGTCGATGACATAAACAATCTTCCAGATGGTACTGAAGCGATTTACAAGAAAAATAAAACAGAACACCATACACGTAGTTTTGATGAAGTTCGTCAATACTTAATAGATCAAGGTATGATTGGTCCTAAAGCTAAAGCTAACATTCTAGCTTATCGTATTCCTACACAGGCTCAATCATCAATCCACGCATTAAGATGCGTTGATATATTGCCTGTTGTTAACGATACTGTAATGCTACCTGCAGAATTTACTAGAATTACAGGATCTGACTTTAAAATATTGGAGTCATTAAATTTCTTTAATTGCTGGGAAGTCCACATCAAATGGATAATCAGCAGCCAAGCTTCTATAGTATACGTTTATAGAAGAAGGTTCAACGACTAATATCAAATCATAAATAACATACGTTTATCGTTATGAAAACTAAATTTAATAAAGATAGTAGAAATTTACTTATTGCAATGCTAATAGGCGATGGTACTATTTCTAAAAACAATGTATATAAGATAGCTCGTTCATATAAACAACGAGATTATCTTGAGTGGTAGATAAAACAACTAAATAATGCTGGTATTCGTAACAATGGCCGTAAATCATACACTAGTGTTGCTGGATATAATAAAGGGTCTGATGTTGTATATACGCAATTAAACATCATACCGTTTACCAAAGTGTTACGTAGAGTGTTTTATAAACCAACAAAACAAATAGCTAACCGTAAGTTACTAAATCGATTAGATGCTAAAGGAATAGCTATTTGGTATATGGACGATGGTCATATCAATATACGTAAAACTAAAGATGGTAGATAGATGGGTTTCTATATTAAAATATCTACTTGTACTACAAAACATGATACGCAAATTCTTATTGATTACTTTAAAGAAGTATGGGACATATCATTCTACATGTTCCATGAAGGTCGTAAAGAAGATTCGTATTCGCTGTGTTGTGGTACAAAAGAAGGTATGAAGTTTATAAATATAATAAAACCGTATGTATTGCAAGTACCATCTATGATACATAAAATAACTTATGATTTGAGCCAACGAAGACGTTCGTTGGATGTACACAGTAATGTGGAAATTGGAAACACACGAAAGTGTGAAGATATAGTCTGATCTTATACGTAAGTATAAGTTAACATAAATGGATATTGATAAGCTGTATCTAACAGCTCTCAATTATTATAATACAAAAAATGGTGATATCTCTGATGTATATGATGAAGGAACTGAGAAATATTATCAGAACAAAATTGTAGATGCATATTTAGCATTGTTGACAGACAGAGCAGATGAAAGCTCAAAGCCAAGATCATTTATATCACTACACCGTTCTATTGATAATGATACATAGTTGGCGTTTGATGCCTTAGATGAGATTGGTACAACAGATTCTACCAAGACTGAACAACCATATCAATTCTACGATCTTACTACACAGACTAGTGTCAAGAACAGTTATATAACTGGTAAAATCGGTATTGGTCCGTTTGCATTGAACAACAATAATCACATCTTGACATGGCTATATCATGTCAGCTTTAAACCAACTAAGAATTCAATCATGACATAGTTTGGTTTGAATAATCTTGATAACATGACAGATATAGATGGTGATTCTATAATGGGTTGGTTGTCTGCATTTATTAATGGACACGTAGATATTGCTAAAGATGCGTGGGTTTCTCGTTGTAATGTAAACCCATTCACATACAATTTAACAAACTTGTTACTACGTACTGGTTGGGGTAAGAATACAATATTCTTTTTACGACAACCTATTATGATGGTAATGGCTGATGCGTATATGAACGCTAGTTCTGAATATATGTCAGACGGAACATCAAAATTTAGACGTCAACAACAAGCTATAGACGATGTTGTGTTTGGAGAAGATAGTAAATATCATCTTGAAAATGTTGTGGTTAGTGGTAGTACTGTAGCACAATGGTTAGAAGTTTTTGAAAGCAACGATCCTGAAACAGCTTAGCTTAAAAAGGGTCTTAATGAAGACTTGAAACAGATACTGACTCGTGAAAACATGCTTGCTTAGGCCAAAACACCTCTTGGCAAAATGGGTGATGTGCAGTTCCAAGCAGCTGTCTATCTTGCATACAAACAATTCGATAAATACGCAAATGCATTGTCAAATCTAGTAAAGTATTGTAAGATTGATACTAAGAAACAGGGTAAGAGTATAGCAGAACAACTTTTCTGGTACGAAGGATACGACGATTTGTTTAATAATGGTGAAACTGGTGCGTTGTTTAACAGAGCGTCTCTTTTAAAGCTTAGAGATGAAAGTTATGTAGGTATTAAAACTGAAAATGCTATCAATGCTACAAAACATATTATTGGAGGCCAGTTCTTCAGTGGATCACATTAGTTTATTAAAACTATTGAAAATTTAAGTAAGCTTGTTGGTAATGAACATCGTTATGAGACTGTTAACTTTGTCGAAGCAGCTACAAAAGCTATTAGCGCATCGATCAAATCAGAATACTTTAATTATTATGTCAATAAGCTATTTGGTGATTCTACATACGTAAGAGATCTTGTTAATGGCAGTTCGGAGCAGCATACTGTAAGATATCATTATGATAAAAATACTCCTTATATCGAGGTTGATGAAGATATGATTTATCCGTTGAGGACGTATATTGGTAAGCCGATAAATATTTCATGGAAGACCAAAAGTGGTTCTCAAATGAAAGCATATCCGAATGTTATCGTTGCTATTAGTGGTAATAAAGTATATCTTCAGAAGGAGATATAGTTCAATAGTAAGGGTAGAAGGTCGCCTCTCACTGTTGATGCTAATATAGATGTACAATTTACTCAAGGTAATAATACAATATATGACCGCATAGGAGCTCTTAAGACTCTTATTGAGAACAACAGTGCTCTTGCAGATCTTAAAGGTAATATATTGTTGCGTGATATAATATTAGCTGCAACATAGAAGTATACTCCATCTCATAAGCGCATTGCTGGAGAAGCATCTGATACGTATGATGATCTTAAGTTCATTAAGCTTGAAACATTCTTTGAAGATAATGGAGATAAGACTGATCAGTATATTAGAGCATGGGATTCATTGTTGAGATATACTAATGATAATGAAAGATTATAGAATTCCGTTCGTAAATTAGCAAACGATCTTGTTGTATACGCATTTATAACATCTGGTGACACTAAGGGTTCAACTAAACTATTCCAGTATGTACCTGATTCCTGGAGAAACGGTGAGTTTAATCCTGAAGGTGTTGCATCATATGCTGAATTTATTCGTAATAAACTTGACGAGTTAAATGGTTATGATGGAATTAAGATCGATCTTGATGATGTTATATTGAATAACTGGCAAAATGATCAATTTGTACCAAAATATCGCATAGATGATAAGGCTGAGCAGCAAAAGCTGACACCTATATATACTGATGGACGTAATACATATGGTTATCCTGTAGTAATTCAGGGTATGAACATTGAAAAACCTGCGGATAAAAACCATATGCCTAAGGTAAATGTTGTAATAGATCCTATAAATGCTCCTCAATATATTAAGATAACCCGTGATTATAAACATCGTAATTCACAAAGACAGTATTCTATATACAAATTCCACTCTGTTGCTCAAACTGCTGATGGAATAATGTATCCTATATACGTTAAAGTTGAACCAAAAGGTATTACTATAAGATCTTCTGGTGGTACGTATATGGTGACAGAATATGGTCGTTCAGACAGACTAGATAAGGCTGAGAATAGCACTATACCTGAACTGTTTGAGTTGTTATACACAGCCCAAAACTTCCAAGATCAGTTAAGAGGTATGCCTAAGAGTGATCTAAGGGATTCTAATATATTATAGGACCTTAGACGATTTGCTGAGTAGGATATGGCTTATAAGACGACCATCAGTCGTAGATCATATAGTGCTAATATGGACATTGCACAAACTCAAGCTGTTCAATTTAATGACACAACTTAGAATGTGAATGGTGTTACTAACACTGCTGTAAATCCGCTTACTATATCTGATAAAACTGAAGCATTTGGTGTAACTGTAGATCCTAAGCTTAAATAGAATTACAAACAATGGTTAGTAGATCATCCAAATGGTATTGTTGCGTATAGGATTAATTATAATAACTTTAATACTGCTGAAAATGTAAATAAGAATATTATAGGAAATCCGTTTGATTGGTAGAAATATGGTCAAGAAAAATCACTATAGATGTTCTACGAATGGCTTACTACCGGAGTTAATTATAATGAAGCTTTAGCTACTGACGAATATCGTAATGCTATAATTAACAAGTTGCTGAGTACAGATAAACCTGAAATTTTATATCATAAAGAACTTGGTCATCCTAGTCATGCAACAGTTCTCGGATATCTTATCGAGCATAAAGAGTTGTTACAAGCTAATCGACAAGTTGTTACAACTCATATTGGAGTTGGTACAAAAACTAACACATCTGTTGATACTAACATCCAATCTAGTACTGAAGATTCTAAACCAAAGACTAATGAAGACAGTAAGTCTGTACAACAGATTAAGTTAACAGCTGGTCAAGAAGCTGCTAAGAAAGCCATATTGAACTTTATAAAGACAGCAGATGCTTCCAAAGGAGAGTATTTCACTCTAACAGGTAAAGCTGGTACAGGTAAGACTACGTTGATACAAGAGGTTATTAGAGAAATTGCTAAAGACAATCCTTATCAGAGATTTGTTGTATCTGCATTAGCTCATAAAGCAGTACAAGTTATATATGGTAAGACTAAAAAATCTTCAAAGTTTGTTTCTGCTTCAACCGTAGCATCGTTGCTTGGCATGAAACTAGACCAAGAGACAGGACTATTCAAGCCAGCTGGTAAAAATGCGAAAATCAAGCTTAAACGTGATAGTATATTGTTTGTAGATGAAGCATCTATGTTGAATGAACAGAATATAGAATGTTTAATAGATGCTGCAATAAGTAGCAATTCTAAAGTCATATTCTTAGGTGATCCTGGACAACTTCCTCCAATACGAACAGGAAATCTTGTTAAGTACGGAACTGATTCGTTATCTCCAGTATTTAAGACTCAAAAGGATGAATACTCAGCAGGTCTTACAGAAAGAGTACGACAAGGAGAAGGTAGTCCGATACTGGATTATGCAGATACGTTCTGGAACTATAGTACAACAGAAGGTTAGATTGATCGACGTGTTAATGACGAAAATATGTCTCGTGTTGAAAACGCTCAAGGATCTATTGAGTTTATAAACGAACAACAGGTTGATAAGATAGTACCGTTATTTAAACAAGCTGTTGAAACAAACAATCCTTCATTAGTTAAGATTGTAGCATATCATAATAAAGCTGTTAAAGAGTGGAACCAAGATATTCGTCGCAGTGTGTATGGTGATGAATACAGTCCTAATCCATTACCTGGAGATATCTTAATGATGACGGATACATATAATGATTCGGCTTCTGATGGTGCAGAACCATTGTTGTTTAATAGTGAAGATATATCTGTTATTAGTACTGGTCCTATTCGCACTGTAAACGGTGTTCAACTCATGGATGCTACTATAAAAGATGCTCGTGGCAAAATAATCACAGTGCCTTTGATAATACCTACTAAGGAGAACATGGATGTGTTTAATGCCAACAAACGTCTATTATGGAATAAAGCTCAGAAATATAAAAATACAGATCGTGGTGAATATAATAGAGCGTTAGATATGTATTGGAGCTATGGAACAGAATGGGCTCATGTTGAATATGGTTATGCTATAACAAGCCATAAATCACAAGGTTCTACATACGATGTATCTATTGTAGATTCTGCAGACATCAATAGTAATGGATTTATGTCAGACATCAGTAAAGCTCGTAGTATCTATACAGCTATAACAAGAGCTCGTAACTCAGCTGTTATCTTACGTGACAAGCTCGGTACTCTCGATGTTGATCTGAAACAACTTAATGACCGTATAAATGGTTATAAAGATGGTTCTGTAACACCTCCTGCTCAGATTACACCTGATACTGTAGATAATGTAGGTAATACGTACAAAGAAAATGTTGCAACACTAGAGTCTGATAAGACAATATTATCTAATAAAGAGATATTGAAGCTTAGACCATTTACTGGTAATGATAAAGCTCCTCGTATAGCTGTTGCGTCTGAATATACTGATCCTGCATTTTTTGCTAAAGATATAAAAGACTTCTTCGATGGTAAAACATCTGTGAAACGAAGGTACGGTGATCCAATCACTGCCAAAGACATTGATGCTTTATATATTATAACAAAGCATGATGGTATTCCTTTGAGAACCATTCTTTCTATAAAAATACCTAAGATAATACATTTCAGTATAACAGGTATGGGTGGTACTAAATATGAACCTGGTGCTATGCGTTATAATGATCTGCTTGATCGTATTGGTGATTACATAAAACAAGGTCTTGATCCATCTATGATAACAGTTCGTATTGATCCTATTATACCTGGTGTAACGCTTAATACAGCTGGTATAACGTCTGAGACTGTTGTTGAAGATATTATAAAACGAGCATCTTCTATGGGTATTAAGAACATAAGATTTAGTGTTATGGATTTTTACTCGACAACTGCCTAGTTTACAGAAGCTGCTGGTTTTGATTATTCTAAATATTACATACCGATGAAGGGTTATGATGGTAAATAGCTTATGACATTAATGTCTAGAGACGGAAGATCGTTTTATGATTCTCATAATACACAATCCCCACTCAATAGTGCTAGATGGAGGCAAGTTGGAAACGCTCTTGTTGTCACTGTGAGTTATGGAGCTGAGACGAAGGCATATGTTCGCGGTAAGAGTGGTAAAGTTTTAATGAAAACGATTACCACGTCTGAAATAACAGATGATGCTATTAAAAGTAACACCGGATGGCATGCTTTATCCGCTAATGAGGTTATACACGATGAAGTAGCAAACCGAGTAGCTGCTGGTGTATTCTTACAACCAATGTATGAAAGGCATGCTAGAAAAGAGGTGATAACTACAATCGCAGAAAAAGTTAAAAAGATTGCAGATAAGTATGGTGTGCGTTTGGGTACTTGTGCTGAACCAGCCGTTCTTCCAGGTATTTCTCTTGAAGGTTGTCTTAGCGTTCGTGCTGTAAACGATATGCTTGGTACACATATTGAAGATAAAGGTGCAGCTAATAACAATATTAAATCAAGACCTTTTTGTGCATGTTATGGTGGTAAAACTGACCTTCTTGCGTACGATAAACGTTGTGCTACAAGTTGCACATTCTGTTATGCACATCATAATAGCAATGCTTCAGCGCTCTTATATAATAAAGACGGATCTCTGAAAAATATTCTTCTCACAACTACTCGTAAAGATACTGAGAAATTTGATGATACAGATATTGATGATAAATTCATATATCATTGTAAAGGTAAATAATTATGATAATTGCATGTCCCAATTTAGCAAATCCTGAAGTAAAACAGGAGTTTGATGAGCTTATATCCGTATTAGGAGAGAAAGCTGCTTATGCAGCATGGGCTCTAAATGATGGGAACATGATAGATCGAGCTCCTAATGGAGCTCCTTCTATCTTGTTTCAATCATTACTATCTAAAAACAAAAATGATCGTACAGCAGCCATACGTGAAAAGGCTGAAATATACAAGAAATCGTTCAATTCTTGGTTTACAAAGCTAGGTGATGAAGCTAAAGAATTATTTACCGATGCTAATGGAGAACCATTGACAGAAGTATTGGATAAGAATTTTAGTTCTATTTACGATATTCTTGTTGGTAAACAAGATCCTGCAGTTGATTTAAATAAAACATCAACTGAATATGACACAAATGCTCGTAGAGATACAAATTCTAAGCTAATAAACGCTATTGCTAGTACACACAGACAACTCAAGCAAATACCTAAGAAAGTAAACACAACACGTTACGGTAGAGATAATATATATTATCAACTACGTAAAGCTTTACCTAAAGAGATTGTTGAAGATATTGTTAAGTTTTACTTGGAAGAAAAAGATCGCGATTCGTTCTTAGATAGAGTAGAATTCTATATCAACAACGAGCTTAAGCAATCTGTTATGCCAAAAGTAATAGCTGCAGCTAAAGAAAAACAACTTGAATTATCAACACACTATGATGCTCGTGACATAACTGCATAGTTATTTGGAGCACTTAAAAGTGGTAGAATAACAGGAGATTTTGATGCAGATGCTGCATTTATTGGCCATTATCAAGCATAGCTAGCCCAACGATTATTTCCAACTATTTACAAAAAAGGTTGGTCTAAACAGAGATATGGTTATTATGCAAAGTAGTTTTCTCAGATATCTAAAATGATATAGGTTATTGTTACATATCGTAACAACGCTCGTATGGGTAATCTTAATCATATATACAAGCTTGAAGCCGTTGTTGCAGGATTGAAGAATGCTAAGTTCAAACAAGATCTTATTAAATATATAATAGCTGTTGACCGTACAACTCAACGTACTGGTTATGGCAACAATAAACAAAGTGTTTCCGGCACGATATTTGATTTTAGAACAGCTGAATTCAAAGTTCCTTAGTTAAAAACATCTCTTCTTAATTTTGGAAATAAGAGAAAAAGATCTCTTAAAGATACTCTTGCTGATATAAAACAACGTACTGATATTTATAACGACGTTATCGATCTGATTCTAAACAAGATGCATGGTGATACTACTATATAGTTGGCATTGAAACTTGATCGTGGTACTCTTGGTTTCACAAAAACTTTACATGCAGATCGTTCAGTATCTAGTGTGTATGTATCATATGATCTAAATAAAGACGAGTTTGAGTTCATGCATACAATTGTACACGAGGCTATTCATGTAGTAACATTGCGTTATTTATAGGAAAATCCACATCTCGAAGTGCTATTTAATAAATATGCTAGTTATTTGTCGAGCATAGATTATAGTTGGTACGGCAATTCTAATGCAAAAGAAATGATTGCAGAGTTTTTCTCAAATGCCGAATATAGAGAGTGGTTAAAGACTGTACCTGCGCCAAAGATTGAAAACATGTCTATGTTTGAAAAGATCGTAGATTTCATTGTACGTATTTTCACAGGTGAATCTAAAAATCTTTATGAACAATTAAAACCTGCATTTGAATATGTTCTTGATGAAGCATTGAGTAGTACCACTATTAGTGAACTTACTGATACATCTCAATCTACTAAATCTAGTTATCTAAAATCAGTACAATCTATATCAGAGCAAGTTCAAGAGATGTATGACGACATCCAGTCAAAGAAACGTGAATATTTAGATAATGTTAAAGCTCAACATAAAAACAATACAGGTGTTGCTTATTCTCCATATCAAATTAATCGTATAACCGTACAATATGATCAGAACCAACTATCTAAATAGATATCTACATATCAAAAGACATTAGCTCAGCTACACGGTTTAATCTTTAACGGTACGTACTATGAGTCAACAGGGCACTCTTTAATGAATGGTGTTGTAGAGTATGTTGTCAATGCATTAGATCAATCAACGTTCTCAGCATATCGTAATTAGAATATCGATAGATACACTGATTTAACACCAGAGCATATGTCTAATGTTACTGAAATCATAAGAAATGCTTTTGTTGATGGTGACATACAAACTCTTGACAAACAATTAGCGTTGACATATGTTAGAATGTTCTGGCAAACTCAATTGATACAATAGGGTTTACAATTACTAGATGATGGAAGTAAGAACCCCAATCAACTTGAGACAGAACTTGTTAATCTTATAACAGAAGAGTCTCTTAAAGATCGTATCTAGAATAAAAGTTTACGTGATTATATCAAAGATTTTTGGAATAATCTTAAAAAGATCGTATCTAAAGTATTTGATCCTAAAAACATTAGTCAACAACAGCGTGATGAGATATTTAAAACTATCAAAGCTGCTCAATTATACGATCAAGAATTAAAGGAGGATTCTTCTATAACTCCGATATATGATAGAGCTAATGGTGATTTTACATCATCTCTATTATTATCTGAACAAGATAAGCAAATCCTCCCAAATGTTATAAAGCACGGTAAAACTAGATTGTCTGCTTTACGAGCAAAACGTATTCGCAATGAACGTAAAATGGTTGAAATACGTAACCAAATAGAGCAGTTTGAAGAGTTAAATGGTGAGAGTATTGTAGATACGTATAACACTGTTATAGAATGCTTAGTCGATGCTGAAAACGACTTCAGATAGACGTTGAACTATATGGATTAGTTGACATCTAGAGATATTAGTTCTTGGGATCCTGAATAGATTCTAGCTGTTGGTAGGGATCTTATTGGTCACTATGTTTCTTTATTAACAATGCTTCATGATTCCGTGTTCGATAAACATTCTGCTATTGGTGCTTATAATGATATTATAACAGATCCAGATAATAAACATTATGATGACTCAGCTATCAACATAAAGAACCATCTTAAGCAAACGATGTAGAGCATAACAGCTATTCAACGTAAGTATAGTAAAGAAATTAGTATTCCATATGCTCGTTGGTTCTTACATCGTGCTATTGACGATCTTGATAAACAAGGTAAGATTCAAGATGCCAATGCTTTTAAACGTAGAGCTGATCAGTTTTTAGATGGAGGTTTTGAAAACGGTGGACTTTCTGCTGGTGAAATAATGGTCGGCTTTGCTACAAAATCTAATAGTAATATTGTACGAGTTATAGCCGATATTATACAAAACATAGAAGGTACTCGTGATCGTAAGACATTATCGAAAGGAATGGCCTTGATGAATTTGTATAACAAACTTAGACCAACGGGTTCTCAAATAAGTCCCGTAAACTGGTAGAAATAGTTCTTAGAGACTGATGAACAAGGTGTTCCTACTGGATATTTCATTAGAGAGATAAACTCCGGTTTGTTCTTTAAAGAACGTGACTAGGTTATAGAGAAACTCAATGACAAGTATAGTAATACTGAAAAATACGGTGGTGCAGCTATTACGTTTGATGATGGTAAACCTGTATTTCATGATGACGATACTACTGCAAACGATTCTGTATATAACCAGTATTATGACGAACTTGACGAATGGCTATCTCAGCACGCAGAGCGTAGATACACACTTGACTATTACAAGAATAGGCGTAGATACTTAAGTCAAGATACTCAACGCGCTATGAATCGTATTCAACGTTAGATTCAGCTTCTTAGAAGTATGCCAGATGCTATAGATGAAGACGGATGGTTTGATAAGTCAAAATTAAGTTCTCAAGATAAGCGTTTGTATGAATCTCTTATGATTTAGAAACGAGAACTTGGCAGTCATTACTATTTCTCAACAGACAACGGTATACTTTCATTGAAAGAAAAGACTGGTAATGCATTACGCATGGCTGATGAGATATCTGCTTGGAATAACTTTCTTACTAAACACGTTAGATATTCTAAGAATAAGGAACTATATAACAAGAAGCGTTCTGAAGTACCTGCCAATAAATTACTTGAGTTTGATAAAGAAAACACTGTTACTTCATTCACCCCTCAATTCTATGGGTTACTGTATGAACTTGGACACTTACAAAGCCCTGAATTAACAAGGTTACAAAAACGTCAACGTGAGATTATTAGTAAACTTAAGAATTATCAAGAAGGTATTATACAACCAAATCTTGTACAACTTGGAACTGGTATTGATTAGGCTACACGTAGTATATATAAAGAGTTAAATCGTATTGAAACTCAAATAGCTTATGAAAAAGCTAATCTTAAAGGTATTGCGCAAAAAGGTCCTGATGCACAGCTTGCATCAAAGATAATGGCCACGTTCTTGATGAATAAGAATGTACGTAATAACAATACTAACAGTACGTTCTGGAATTATCTCATAGGTGAATGGGATGTTGTGTTAAAGGCAAATAAGGCCGATTCATCTGCTATACGTAAGTAGTTCGAAGACTTGTTTACAATAAAGCTTCCAGGTGCATTGTCTAGAAGTAAGCTTAGTTTGTTTACTATATTAGATGCTCCTTCTGGATAGCTACATGATCCTAAAACTGGTGAACCTTTATATTTTCATGGAGAACCTCTTATTTTAAAAGACGACTTGCCTAGTCAAAACTTTTCAGAATTAGATATGACATCTGACTTCGTAAACATACATTACGATGTTAAAAATAAGTATTCAACACAACCTAAAGAATCTTTATATCGTAATTAGAAGTACTTTGATCTAATAGCTGATCCGAATAAACTTCAACTCTTAAAAGCTATGAAGGATATGATGACTGAAGCACGATCTATGATTCCAAATACATCTATATACAAGGAAGATGAAGTTTGTTAGATGACTGGATCAACATATGATCTTATTATGCGTAATGCTAAGAGTGAGATTGGTACAATGCTTAAGTATCATATACAGAAAACATTTACTGGCAAGTATGGTGAACAAACAGATGACGTTGAAACAAACTTTGATCTTCCAAGACGTCCTAACGGAGAGGTTGTTCAAAATATTCCAATACGATGGGTTCAACGTTTAAAAGACTAGAGATTGTTAACAACAGATCTTATAGGATCAACTATAGCGTTCTATAATATGGCTGAAAACTATGCTCTTAAGAGTTACGTGATAGCTCCATTAGAGCTTGTTAGAAACGCATTGTTACAAGCTCCTACAGGTGAAAACCCGTTAGCTCGTACTGATAATGGAAACCAAGCTAAAAAGCTCCAATCATTGTACGATATACATATGTATGGTCATGAGACATCTACAACTAACCATATAACAAAAAGATCTGATACGCAAGCTACTATTATATAGAATGCTAAGCTTGTTAGAAAAATGGCACAGAAAGCAATGCTTGGTGCAAACTTTTTAGTTCAGAATGTTGGTTATGTTGACGCAATGTTGTCAGCAATGACTGATGCTATTGGAGGTAGGTATATGACAAAACGTGATTTGTTCTGGGCCATATTTAATGCTAATAAAGACATGATAAATAATGCTCGTCATTTTGGTAACCCAAATACTAACAATAAGCTTGGTGCGTTGATGCAACTAAATCAATTATCCCGTAAGAATTCTGAAATATTCTCAGATACTCATAAGAGTAGACTCACACGTATTCGTAAAGGTCTTGGTATAATGGCTGGTTATTCTATAACTGATTATATGGTAAACAGTGTTATATTAGAAGCTTTTTACAAAAACTACCATCTTATGGATGATTTAAACGGACGTAAGAGGTTTATGAATAGCGATGATGCTATACGTATATACGAAAAGCACGGTTATTCAAGAGAAGAAGCTCTTAAAGTTTGGAAAAATGCATCTAAAGATAATTTGTTCAACGCATATACGTAGGAAGATGGTGTTGCCGTAGTCAAAGAAAAGTATAAACAATATGTTACAGAAGATTTATAGAATACTGTAATGAAGAAGCTTAAAACAAGAACTGCATCATATAACGGTATGCTACCAGATATAGAAAAGGCTAAGATGGCTTAGAACATATGGGGTTCATATTTTACTATGATGCGTGGCTTCTTGATGGATACGTATTGGGCTCGTTTTAATAAAATTAATGACTATGCTGCATAGAATGAAGAAGGTGGTACTAATTACGGATACGCTATAAAACATGACGATGGTGGTTTTGAAAATTTATCTACAGGCGTTCTTGAAGGATCTTTGTATCAAGATGGAATACGTGCTGTTGGTAAATATATATCATCTTTAAAAAATCTCATAAAAGGTAAGAGTTTTCATACAGATCTTACTGACAACCAACGATATGCTGTACGTAAACAGGTTGCTGAAATTGCTATAATTCTAGGATTAGCTATTGGTACAAACCTATTTACCAAGTTATTATACTCGTTATTCCCAAGTTGGGATGACGATGACAAAGATCCTAACTGGACAATCAACGTATTTGATCCAGAAGATGAAGACAGGAATTTAATCGATTTCCGTGATGATGTTGAAAGTTACAGTAAGGATTATTAGAAGTTGGTTTTATGGGATACTGCAGCATTATTAACAAAATTGACATTTGAGCGTACTACACCGTATTGGTATGGAACTATTATAGATATTATCAAATCTCCCACCCCTGTAACTTCGTATATAGATCAGCTTGAGGGATTATATAATATTATACCAGACTCGTTCAACGGTAAGCTTCGTGACCCAATAACCACTGGTGGATATAGAGGCATGACTCGTGGTACCAAGGATATTTGTAATGTACTATCTGCAACAGGCCTTAATAATATTGTAAAAGCATGGCATGTTGCCGGACGTAAATCATCATTCAACTTCTATTCTCAACAAGGTCTTAATAGATTCTTTGTACAAAGCCAAAGTGATTATGAAGATCAACTGCAAGATGATTTATACGGTCCTTCTGATGAATATTACGAATAATACGCACACATAAATATAATAACTCGACGAACCTATCTTCCGTGTTATTATATTAATACCCAAAAACGCAAGAGGCGCATGTTACCTGGTGTTATCCAAGTAGCATACGCCTCTTTTATTTTTCCTGTATCTCTCTTGCGAAATCATTTCCATCAGAAATATTTGTTTCTAATGGAATTGACTTGCCATCATCATTCAAATACTCATGACTCATCACACGATTCACAAGTTTTGTATCACGACCATAATAGAAACTTACGATTTTTGCACCGTTAGAACCATCAGCATATGGCATACGTAATAAGTTCTTTTGGTTCTTGTTCAACGATATTGTATATACGATATACGTATTACCATCATTGTTTCTTAACGTTTGATCAAACACCCACTTAAGATTGTCAAGCTTCTTACGAAGTGCATCTGAAATAGTTGTCACATCGTACATTAAGAATAAATGATTATCTAGATAAGGACGATCCGCATCATTCAACGCAGCATACTTAAATCCAGATTCATCACTTATGTCTTCGTAAAGTAATCCGTCTGTAAGAGCAATACAAGCTTTCGTTAATTGACTCATAGGTTCAGTTTTTCAGCACCATCAGACTCATAGTAAGATCTATAATAATCCCACTTATTTGTCTCTTGATGCCATTTGATTTCTTGAAGAGCATTAATTATAGTATTTTCCCTACTACAGACCTGATCAGATGTGAATTCAAACACTCTCACCTGATTAGACCAATCGTTGGAAATTCCTACAATATACCACTTGAAAGCCCAGTCACAAGGATCATCATCTAATTCATTCTCAATATACCAGTTAAGAGCCATCGTATAGAAACATAATTGTCTCAAATAGTCAAACTCCTTCATGCTATCTTCAAATGAGTATAGATGTGATGTTGTCTTAATGTCCATCAATGTTATTGTTTTATGATCAATGTCAAATTTGACACAATCTAACAGTGATTTACATGCAACACCATATGCACACCAGTTGATGTGAAACTCATGATATGTTTTTACATCCGAATTAGTTACATTCTCAAGAAGCTCTTTTGCTTTCTTGTGTTTGTTACATACTTCAGACAGTTCCATGAGCTTATTCATCGTATATGGGCTTATCTTAATACGCTTATCGTTCTCCTTGATGCTTTGGATATACAAATTAAGCGTAGAGGCCTTTTTTAGGCCTTCTGAGAGCATTTTACTCTCACTCTGGCCAGTTGTCCTGTATGCGGCTTTATATGCGCTTAGAACGGCTTTATCAGGCTCTATTTCAGTGGTTGTAGCTAGCTCTTCACAGAACTTTGTTTCTTGTGAGGATTTTGGTTGCGGAGCATCCCATACAACGTAGTCTTTTTGGAACTCTTCAGGTTGAAGAAGGTATTCGTGTATCATTGTACCCTTAGCTAATTGTGGTAAGCTCAAACCTTCTTCTTTCCCATCAAGCATATTACGCAAATAGGCTGGCCCCTTCTTTAGGAACCAGCCTATGTTGCTATTGCTTATTCGAGTCATATCCTCATAATACGGGATCTTAGTCTTTTCCATTGGATCGATGTCTCAAACCCTTATGCCTACATATTATTTCTAACGCAAGCTTAGGATCATGGTTTTTAAATGCAATCTCGAATTGCTTTTTCAGTTCGTCTGACTCTTTATTACTCATTTTTGAGTGCTATGTTCATGAATTTGAGAATATCTTCTTTCGAATCATTGGAATGATTTAACTCATCCAAGAAAGACATTATATTGTCGTAAGACAACACTTTGAACTTGCTGAATATAAAATTAGCTAATTCTTTATCCTCTTTTCCACAAACACTAGTGATCAGCTTGTTGACTATGTCTTCGCCAACACCATAGAATTCTCGTTGATAACGTATACGAGAACAGCGGTCAAACAAATAATCAGACAAACCTTTCTTATCATTACAAGTCATAAGCACTAATCGCTTACAACCGTCCTGAACTCCATCCAAAAGAGTTAGTACCTCTGAAGAATCCCACTCCTTTTCAAATTCATCAAATATTATACAAACAGCTTGATGAATCTTTGCACAAAACTCTTTCAGATGATTTATCCTGATACAGGGATTTCCAATCAGCACAGGCATTCCTGACTTCTTAGCTATATGTTTAGCCATAGCGGTCTTGCCTGAACCCTTTAGACCACACAGCAGTACGCCGGTAGTCTTCTCACTTCGAGACGCATGGTTTAGGACACAATTAATAAACTTCTTGTCATCTTGTGTAAAATATAGCACTTGATCCTTAATAGGATCTCGCTCTACAAGAAATATTTCACCACTATATGGATCATATTGCATCTCATACACATGATCACAATTAAGCTTATAATCAATACCCTGAGGTGACGGAATAATTCGGTCACCTATTTTAGCAAATTCTTTCATTGTTTCTGGATTTAATCTCTTGAATCATTGAATCTACCTCTTTGTGATTATGTACGACGTACGCCTTTTGTTCTAAGCCTTTCAGCTTAAAGTTGTATAAAAACATCTTCCAACGAAGGGGGAAGTCTCGTTGCACCCTCCCTTTACATTCGCACACAAACCCATCTCCAATAAAGTCTGGAGTATACTTTATATTGCGATAGTGTTTCCCTAGGTACTCGAACTTAGGTTGTAGTTCAAAATGTTGAGGCTCATATTGTACTGGAATATTATGTTTTTTGAATTCGTTCCAAGTATAAGCCTCTAATGGACTTTTAAATTCATAGCCATCTTGAATTACATGTTTTAACCTAGTTCCTTTAGGAATCGCTTTGTTAGCCTTAACTTTCGACATTTTGTATCATAGTATCTTCATATCTACTTAACGTTTTGGTCAACCATTGTTTTACTTTATCAAAGCCGTTGTCTCTAACGGCATCTGATATATCTTTGGCTTTAAAGCTCTTATGGACAAAAAATGCATCATATCCATACTTCTTACTTAACTTACGAGCATTTGACATTCCTGTCGCATCTCGATCGTATAGTATTAGTATTTTAGACCACTTGGTACTCAAAGTAGCCAATATATCTTCAGGTATGAATGTTGTCTCACTTGCTGCGGCAATAGCATTAAATCCCATCTCATGTAGTACCATCACATCTTTAAGAGACTTTGTGATAATGAGAATACTCCCACCCTCCTTGGGTAATTCAGATAATCCCTGTACGTCCTCATTTGTCAGATTAGAACGCCATTTAGTATACTTAGAGGCTAAAGGTTGGTATATTTTAAATTTGTTACCAACCTTATACGCATACATAGGATTACACTCTTTGTAGATTCCACGGACGATTCTATTACAAAGAAAATATTTAATGCTAAACACTTGATACAAGTTTAACGTAGACATAGATATTGAAAACTGTTTCCAGTAATCTCGATCTACGCTAGTAAACGGTTGTCGAACTATTCCGAAATCCATATCATGGTACGTAGAGTAATCGTATGTGGAGATATGATAGGATTGAGAAGGATTAACCCTTCTTATTATACGAAGTAGTTCTTTTTCAAGCTCTGGTCTTGTGTTGATGTTTCGATATCGCTTGATAAAATCAATAGCGTTACCTCCATCACCAGTGCCGTGATCTTTATACAACAACCCTCCAATTCTGCTTCTAAATACAGCAAACGATGGGTTCTTGTCATCAGATCGAAGTGGACTATTCATTAGCTTGTTGATCTTAAAATCACCAAGATAATACGAGAAAATAGCATAATCATCCAACTTATCCAACAAGTCTTTTAAACTTATTGTTTTAGCTGTTCTTGTGCTATACATTTGACTTATAAGTTCTATGTTAGTCTCGTGGAGAGGAATCGAACCTCTCTTCCTTATTAAACACACAAACTAAGGAAAACCGTTCACGAGTTGTCGGATTGTTTAAAGCACAATCCGGTAAGCTTAGGGTTTAGAATTCATTCCACCACTGACCATTTTAGAATGGAAGGTCGTCAGCACCTTTCCCAGTATCCGGAGTACTCTTACCAGTAAGCGGGTCGTTAGAAGTCTCTTTGTCAGCAACAATTGTACGTTCAAAGTTGTCACGACTAAACTTCTTTATCTGGGAATCTTTCTTGTCCACAGTCATCGGCTCTACAAAGATACCGTTCTTTGAGACTGTTACATAATTGTTCTTATCGAACACGGCCTTGAGACGAAGCTCCTTTTGCGTAGCGATCATGGGATCAAGTTTATTCTTAACCCAAGTAATCATCTCCTTGAATGAGTTAAGCTCAACATCCTCGATTGTCGGATAGAAACAATTGATGATCTGAATCAAACGACCAAACTGGCGATCATCAGCACGCTGAAGATCCTCATCGGTCTTTGTATACAAACCCTTCTTGTTCTGCCACTCACTCATACTAACTGTCTGACCATCTTTGTTCTCAAAGACAATCTCCAGGAAGTCTAGACCAGTAGGAGATACATTTACGTTAACCTCCTTCAAATGCACATTCTCATTGATACCGGCAGGCATGTAGTTGCCGTTACTCTCTGTATTTGTAATAACTGCGTTCTTCGTATTAAACATAATTTCTTAACTTTATAGTTCTTAATCGTTCTTGTACACTTTATCCCAATACGTGGTTATCGTACCATCATCATTACCTGTTGCAATAATAATGTCTTTTCCACGCAAATGGGGAGCTCGTGCTTCCTTTGTTGTACCATCACCTCCAACAAAACTGACATGTGTTTCGTTACCTTTACGATATACGAGTCCAACAGCATCAGATTCGCCACAGACGATGGTTCCAAGTTTTCCCACTAAATCGAGTGCCATCTGGCTAAGCTCTTCACCATTCTGTTCAATCTGTACGTCTTTTACATGACCTACTAGAATGAATTCATCACACAATTCACGGAACATATCAATAACTTTGCGGACGGCTTGGCGAATATATAAATACCCGGATCCGTTCTGAAGAGTTTTGACGTCTGTTCCTTCCCACTTCTTACCAAGTGGAGTTTTCTTGTATAACGTAGCTGCGTAACCTAGGCAGATTTCTTCTAAACGAGTGGCATTATCAATAGTGATATGCCTGTAGAAATTATGCCCCACTTCAGTGTTCTTAGCTCTAATGGCTTGAGCAATCTCTCCAAGATCACTAATACTTCTGGCTTGTACAGCCATAGCATCAATGAACGTACTTCCTCCCTCCAGATCGATTATTAGATTGTCATCTAATTGGGCAAGAGCGGACGTTTTTCCGCATTTCGTTTTTATTCCATTCGATTCACTACTTCGAATGCGTTCTCTTATGAACTGCTGCATATCACTATGCAGACTTGACTATATCACCATCTCTATCAAATTTGAGATGAACCCCGTTTCCATCTACAATAGTTTTAGATGTACTCTCTTTCGAGATAGTCGATGAACTTTTTATGGTTTCAATATTGTTGTGAATTTTTTCAATCTGTGATAAAAAGAAATTTGGCCCTAAGTCCATCTTCATTTTATTACAGCATCCACAACACGGTACACAATTTTCTATAGTATATCCTTTTGAATTATCAAGTCTATCTATAGTTTTTTTATGTCACCATAACTTAGCTTCTGATTTACTTTAATTTCCCATGTTTTATATATTAATGTTGAAAAATATAAAGTGGTTTCAGAAATTAGAGGTTTTTTCGATGTCAGTCACCTGACAAAGCCCCAAGACTTCAGGGCGCCCATAGAGAATCAAAAATTTGGGATTCGTGGATATTGCTGGAATCTTACTTGTAGGTAGTGTTATCATGCTTCTTGAGTCTATTTTTATATATTAGAACTTGAAATTGATCACGAAATCAATTATCAACTTCTGTGTCGACGGCTTCAGCAACTTGAGAATGGCCGCAGAATCATCAAGACTCAAAAGAGTATCGTTGATCTGAACCTCATCGTCACCGAAGATACGAATAATCGTACCGTCAGAAAGCTTAATCTTCGTATAATCACCGCAATAGTTATTGGGGCGATAGTCGTTTGCAAGATAGTTGATTGCCTCCAACAAGTCGATGTCCTTACTCGGCTTTGTTGTCTTCGCAGGCTTATTGTTGAACACAAAACTAAACAAACTCTTCTTCTTGGGCTTCTGCTGCTGCATAGAAGAGTTCTTGGCAATCACAGAAGACAAAATAAGAGAAGTGAGATCCTCAGAATAGTTGTCATACGTATTGTAATTGTTATTGGTGTTAGTCTTGTCAACGATAAAAGTATTCTTAATCATAATATTCAGCCTATAAAATGTGTTAAACGTCTTCTCAGATGCTTAGCACTCAATCAGATTGTTGAACTTAAGATCGTTCTCGAATTCGATGATGCACGGCTTACCTGCATCTCTATTTTTTAAGATATGCATGTAAACCTTATTCTCTGTTGGTAACTTCATGGGTCCGTACTCCCTTATTCCCAACAATTCCGGTCGATGCATTGCCAAGACATAATCACTGCCTTGGAATACAGCATCTGATGATGATAAATCACTTCTCATCGGGAAATGTCCCGATGGGTTGTTAATCCTTTCTGGCTGTTCTATGTTTCTATTCATTTGCGTAAGAAGTATAACACTCGTAAGAGGTAACTTCTTAGCTTGTATGAAGACTTGAAGTAGGTTGCTTATTGTCTCCAATACGGAACCATCACGTGTTGTTAGAAGTGCGTGATCGTACATTATAATGAAGTGTTTTCCAGTACCTTTTACATACTGTTCATAGAATGCCATAATTGTATTCTTAACTTGCGTAGAAGTACCAGGATTGTCTACAAAGTAGATTGGATACTTCTTTAGCTTAGAGGCTACTGATACGACACTAGCGAAGGTTTTGTCGTCCAGGTCCTTTTCAGAACTATACAGGTCAGAAGTCGTTCTCTTAAGCTTGTTTGAGAGCGTCCTTCCGACCTGCCTAAAGCCAACCATTTCTAACGAAAAATTAAGAATCACAATGTCTTCACTCGGATTAAGATCAATAATGTCCGTTGCGATAAGATTTGCAAGAGAGCTCTTACCTGTTCCTGAAATTCCAGTAAACGTATAAACAGTGTTTGGCTCTATACCTCCCATACACTGAGAGTTGAGCTTATCCCATCTTGTTCTTAGAGACACAACACTGTGTTCCTTCCTACCACGTATATAGTCAATAGCTTCTTGAGCTACTATAGACATTGGTCGTATCTTAAGATTAGATGAGTTCTGTTCCATAACTTTGTTGTTTTGTTTCGTTCACTTGGTCTTGCATTTCTTCCTCAGATTCTTCCCACTGATGGTCAACTAACCATCGCCACATTGTCTTCATATACATCAACTTTCCTGTTCTACTCTTTTTATCGAGTTCAAACTTAAGACAGTCAATAAGATGTTGGGCCATTGCTGAGCTTTTTCCAACATTTGAATTAAACATGCGTCTACATTTGTTTACATTTGCTCTAAGATAGGTTTTTACACCATCTGGTCGCATAATATAGACGGGGTACATATCGTAAAACTGATCAAACCAATCCTTTTCAGGTTTTAAATGGTTTTTAAGCTGATCAGTTGCTTTATACGTAATTGAATTGCCTTTCTCTATCGAGGTTATAAGTCCCTGAGAAACTAAATATGATATCTCATCGTCCGTAATTAGGCTGACAATTTTTTGGACGTCTTGATTATTTTTGTGATTGTCGTCTAATACCATACTTAGGAACACCAACTGGTTCATATTGAGTTGTTGCGGTAAATCCGCAAGTTTTGTATCTAATTCAATAATCATCTCTTATACTCAAAGGTTAACAAGTTGGTTACTAAAAGAGTTCTAACTGTCGACATTTTAGATCATTTATAATCTTACGAGCTTCTGATATATAATAGCTGTAGTTGATCTTTCTGTCTTCAATTGGTTTGGAATCTAACTTGTTCAAGATCGTTATGCCGGATTTTGTTAGCATGTTCGAATAATGAGGACCATCATCCTCATATTTGACCTTAAACAAGTAGTGTCCATTTGTTGATGCATAGAAGCGGTTGATTCGCTGAATATACTTATCTGCGTATTCAACCTTGAACTTCTTATCAACGCGTTGTGTCATTAAAAAATCATCAATGTTATTAGCATTTTTGATAAACTCTGACACATCTTGTTTTGTAAGGAAATAGTTAATCACAGCTTTAGGTATGATCAATGGTGCGAGACCTTTACCTAGTTTGGCATCTGTGATAAACATTCCCTTTTTCTCTATCAATTTTGGATTCTTGGATTGAGAATATCCTTTAACGACACCGAAATAATCGTTAACAGCGTACTGATAAAACGCTTCGTAGTCATCAGTTTCGAAACCTAAACGTGTAAGTTGCTCTACTTCATGGATTGCTGATTGGACACCACTCCTATCTGCTTCCTTAGCAACATACATTACACCATCTGTATTGACCTGCACAATCCTACAGCCCAACTGGAGTAATCTATCTACAAGCATAAGAAGTACCAATTGTCCATTGATACGAATCTTAAACACTGAAAATGGATCATACATCCATGAGGTTTCTTGCTGCATTTTCCCTGTTACTGAGTTCAGTACAAGCTTTAGAGCTGTCGACTTGACTGATTCTCCACTACGTTTGGCAGCTATACGTTCATGATATACATGTTTATACAGCTCCCAAAATTCTTTTCCTAAGTGACGGGGTACCCACTTATATTGTACAATAAAAGATGGATACATTGAGGTGACATCTGCATGCCCTATGTACTCACCTTCACTTGGAACGAAGATCTCTGGTTTGTTTAAGGAATGAATTCCTCCAACGCCCACAGAGTAGCGCGTTTTCGAGATAACAAAACACTTCTCGTATGCTTTTTGGCCTTTTGGAATAAGCTCTTTTCTGGTAGGAACGACTTGTCGTTTCATATCTTCCAAAACACCTTGTAATATCGGATTTTTATATGTAATGAACGGTAAGATAACGTCTTTCAGAGGTACGTAATCCATTGGAGATCTTTGTTCACTGACTATACTCTCCCTTTGGTGTGTACGTTTACAATACTCCTTAAGAAGCATCGTTTCTCCGAATTTGACGCTATCCATGGATAATGCGTTGATATTATACTCATCTTCCATGAATAACCGTACATCGATTTCTCCTTTCTTTTGTAACGTATTCAGCAACTGTTCAGTTGAATCTACGTCATTGATGTTATACTCTATCATTTTGTCAATCTGGTTAAGTGGAAGAAATTCATTGAAATCTCCATCGTACTCTTGGACATTATGATAGAACATCGTTATTTGCATTTCTTTCAAACCTACACGTAATTTACTGCTAAACAACATTGTTAGCAGATCCATAGATTCGAAATAGTTTGCGAACATCCATCGTCTAAATGCTTTGGTATCTCCATCTTTGGATAATACAACTGTTTGAGACAGCTTGTAGATACTATCCGTACATCTCCATATAGGAGATTTGGATAATGGTTCTCGATACATGATAATATAGTTGATTACAACATCATCGTAGCGTTTATTGTTGTATCCACAAAAGAGATAATCTCTATTGAAGAACTCAACCAAACTATCAATATCAATTCTACGTTGCGAAATCTCGAACTTGTTATACTCTCCAGTTTCAGTGTTTTTGCAAGTGCAATGAAACACATTTGGAAACACCTCAATATCGTAGACGATAACTGGTTTGTTATGTATTACCATGGTTCTAAGACTCGTTTGGTTATAGAGGGCAGTTGGGAGTCGAACCCTTTCTCGAATCTCCGAGACCACTCTGCCCTGCAACTTAAACTATAGTGAGTTGCCAACTGCAGCCTACGTTCTGCACCATTGCTTGAATCATCAGAGGCTTTGGCTTTACGATCTATACGTCTATAGCCGTTATGGGGCACGAACAATCATATTTATCAGTTCATGAAGGCTAAATACTTTAAAGTAAGCTTGCCACGACTTACTGCTTATATTCAAAGCACATATTTCAGCTGTTCGTGTTGTGTGGGCCATACAGGGCTTGAACCTGTGATCTTCTGATTATGAGTCAGCTGCTTTAACCACTAAGCTAAAGGCCCGGGTCTCATACTATCTTCACAGACCGTATGAGAAATAAATGGAAAAAACCACATGTTGTAACTAATGGAAAAACAAAATAACACGTAGCGCGAGTGGGGTTCGAACCCACACGACCATTACTGGCCAATGGATCTTAAATCCATCGTGTCTACCATTTTCACCATCACGCCATATAGAGCCTCTTATCGGACTCGAACCGATAACCTCATGATTACAAATCAAGTGCTCTACCAATTGAGCTAAAGAGGCAAAAACACCGACTACTGTCGGTGTTAAAACATCATTATTTCACAACAACAATGTTTTTTGGCATATGGTAAATTTAATGCAATTCTTGTAAATGCGACTCCTGCGAGAATCGAACTCGCAATCTTGACATTAACTATGCCATGCTCTAACCTCTGAGCTACGGAGTCAAATACACCAACCGCTGTTGGTGCTAAAACATAATTGTTTCACAGCAACTATGTTTTTGTGGTATCATTAAATCATTGCAGAACCTTAAGTTAAAGTAAAAAATGCTAATAAAAAGACAATTAACCAAAGTGATCCCTATGGGACTCGAACCCATGACCCCAACATTAAAAGTGTTGTACTCTACCAACTGAGTTAAGAGATCAAGATACTCATATGTTCACACACCTGAGTATTTTTGTCACACGCTTGTGACATAGACTTGTTTATGAGAAATTCCAATAACTAAAAACTTAAAATCAATCAATATGCATTGTGCGAATGACAGGACTCGAACCTGCACGCTATTTAGCATAACATCCTAAGTGTTACGTGTCTACCATTCCACCACATTCGCAAAAGACCTATTCAACACCATTATAGTGCTAAATAGGTCTCACGTTAGGCAGCAATCTGATGAATCATGTCCATCGTCAATGTACGACCTAACGTCTGAGTTCGATTCTGTATGTACCCGCATACAACATTTTTGTTCATGGAATATGACAGGAGATCTTTTGCTCCTGTACGAACTAACGAATTGTTTGCATAGTCGTCATTGTTTATACGACCGATATTGTTATGCGGATCACTAATCCAACTCACAATCTCATTCTTGTACGTGCCATCATAGTTCTTGACTCGTGCGATACACGGTACAGATGATTTGTCATACTTTTCTTTCACAAGATTACGTATGTAGTTACGTGCGTCACTCTCTCGATTCTTCCATGCTGCTGTTAGCATCTCAGGGAAGAGGTCTTGTTTCAGCATCGTATCCGTAGGACGTGGGTGCTTACGCTCCCAACGCTCCATCTTATGTTTCTCAAGAAGCTTCGTATAATCACGATAATACTCATATCGCCAATAAATACGCTTATTCTCCAACAATCCTATATCAGAGATATCACGATATTTGATATCCCAACCATAGTCCTCAACCTTCTTAGTGTGCGGAAAACGCCTATAAACGGCCGTATGGATCGTTTTAATGGGCTGACGTCCACTTGTAAGGTACATGGGATAATTTGGCTTCTCAGGTACATTCCAGGGCTTATACATGGCTCCTGGAGTAGGTTTCATATTACACAGATCAATCGCTTTATCGATGATTGTATATACGTTCCTACTGTTGTTAATAGTCATGAGGTTTATGCCATACATCATGCCCAACTCTTTCAAAGAGAATTTGTGCAGGTTGTTAACGAACGATTGACCTCTTTTGGTTTCCAAAAAACACATTATTTTCCACAACAATGCGCTCTTTGCATGACTAATCTTCCAAAACTTCTTAAACTGCTTGTCAATATTATATGTATTCATTTTGATAATGTCTTTAGTGTGTGATACATTCGATTTAAGGCCTCATACAGGCCTTCTAAGCGCATCTAACACGTCTCATGGTTAGTTGTTAAGCCGTGCTGATTAAACGCTCTCTGTGAGCTTTTTCTGCATCGATCAGAATCCCCTCTGGGCAGTCCAAAACACTAAGCTCTATCTTGTTTTATGCCGCAAGAACGGCATCGAGACTGTTGTCAATTATCTCAATCTGCGTCTCGTCGTTATACTTGGCAATTGCACTCTTGCAAGATGCCACCATCAACTCAAGCTTGTTGATGATAGATGAAATTTTCTCATGGGTAAACACCTCGTTATAACCAAGTGCCTTCTTACCCTTCTGAGCCTTCAACTGAGGTGCAAGACAGCGTTTACGAATCTCATTAAGCTTCGTAATCTGCTCCTGACACTCCTGAAGACGGAAAATGTTATAGTAATGAGACTTCATAAACTCAGAACTACTAAAACTAAGCTTGTCGTTGTTAAGATTATTGAGCAAACCCTTAATTAGGATTCGGTGCTCAATTTTCTGCGTAATCTGGTTATATATCTCCAGAAGATTGTGTGTACGAAACTTCAGAGCGTTATTACGCAATGTGTTCTCGGCCTTGATAAAAGACCAATAGGTGGCAATCTCACTATCGAGACGCTTACGAGTGCTGATAATATCATTGGCATTCAACTTCTTATTCTTCTTCATATTTGATATCTTTAAAGTAAAACATAGTTGAATTCGAGTGCCTCGTAAGTTACCTAGTTATCCCGCATGGGTTCGAACCATGAATGACAGAACCAAAATCTGTTGTGTTTCCATTTACACCACGGGACAATGTGAACTGCGTAAGCTTGACTTGTAAGATACGCATTGATCTTACAAAGGCGTATGACTACAGCATACGGAGCGCAAACGCAGTTCTTTAGGGGTGATTGTTGTTGTTTGGAGTTAGCTCTTAGTTCATTGAACATACAAACTTTGCTCTTAAGATACGCATTGATCTTAAGATTGCATATGACTACAGCATATGGAACATAAGTTGTTCATAGAACATTTTGGCTTATAATGTAGGAAGTTTATTGGTTTAATGATACGATATGTTACGAGCTCACATAAAGGTATGTTACAGATACGCATTGATCTGCAACTACAGATGACTGTAGCATCTGGTTAGCCCAAGTTAATCGTCCACATGCCGTACCTTATATCCAGTAGGTTCCATGTAAAGTGTCATGAGAATGTCGCCTCGGGAGTCGTATAAAGGAACATCGGCTCCTCCAGTGAATTTTAGTTTGTTAAGGATATCCTTAACAGACTCACGCCGTAATGGAGTCCCCTTAGACGCCATGGGGCTAGATTCGATTGCGAAGCGCAGCGTATCGAACAAACGATCCACCACGATATTCACATCTTTTGTAGCTATCAGCGCAGTAAGAATGTCTTTATTCAAACCACGCATGATTGTCTTTTGGGTATCGGAGCCATCTGCACCAGCCATCTGGGCAATAGCCTCGTATACTCGCATACAGAACGTCTCAAATGAGATCTCCTTACTAAGGTTGAACAGATTGTTCCACCACTTACAAGAAGTCTCACCGAGATAAATTGATCCGTCGTTTCGGATCCGTGTAAGCTTATAGGTCTTACCCTTCTTTACATCAGAATACACAGTCTCACTAATCTGAGGAGTGAGAAGCATCTCCTGAATATGAAGCTTACTGTTTTCGGTTATACAATTAGATATCACACTCATAGTTACTCGACGCTAATGGATCCAACGATCGATGCGGATGTCACGGTTTTGCTGCTGTCCCGTAACTCCTTCTTGTACTCCATGGCACGCTTGTTGTTGTTCTCGATCGTCTGAACAATGTTGTTCTTAGCCTTGGTGAGCTGCTGAATAAGACTGTCGATTCGTGCCATCTCATTCTGGTTATAGCGGTTTACGATATCCACCACACCATCGGGATCAGCAAAGATAAGGTCCCGTCGCTGAGACTCAATAGCCTCGCCAATACTCTCCTCGGAAGCCTCCGTGAACGGTCGGTTACGATTGCCCACGGGGCATACTGCACTCATGTCCTCACCACGAGAGTTCTTGTCACCCTCGTTGATAAAGACGCACGGTGTGCCGTCACCTGCGTTCTTGAACTCGATACGATGAATATCGAAGCCCTGAATTGCGTACCGGTTGATGCCTCGGTTGAGGCACAACTCCTTGTTACCCGTGTTACGAATCTGTGCGATGAGATTACCATACTCATCGTCAATTGCGTGCTTGTTAAGACGGAAGAACCGTCCACCAAGCGTTCCACCAATGTTACTCAACTCCATACGATTACCCCGCAGAACTGCTGCGTCAATTTTTACTTTATTCTCCATGTTCGTATCCTTTTTGAGATCGTCAGTGATTGACCAACGATACGAATTATACAATGTTATTTATCTCTGAAATGGTTTATTTGTTTTAAGTTATACGTTCAAAGGATGCACACATGGTGTGCCGCTTTTATTTTCTATAGCCTATACCTTTATATTCCTTTAAGAAGCTCAATCAGTGTATTTGGGAATCCAACGGTAGGATTAGCTAAGCCCTTACTCTATAGTCACCGTCAGGAAAGCTTTGAATGATCCTTGACACTTCTGTGTATACGTATAACTCTTGAAGGTCTGGTTCAGGGACTCTTCTAGACCTCCAATAGTTTTTGTATTTATGATTCTTACTAACAACCAAATCGTCTCGACTAATGCTCATAGTATAAATACGTTGACAAAATTTCGATTCAACCTGGCTTAACCAACGAAAATTGAAAGATCGGATATATTTTGTGTTTCCATCCGAGTTGCTTGCATAAAAGGCTAAAAGCAACAAAAGCCTATTGTTTCCTCAAGATGATTATAGTAGAGACATAAATCATCCGTCTTACTCGAAAACCTACCCTGCTCTCTTCCAGTAGAGAGTACGCGAGGAGTGCGTTTCATTATCGAACATACTAAGCGTATCTACGGCTTTTTTGCCCTGACTTTGCTGTCAGTTCTTCTTTTTCATGAAATATTACTTGGGACTTCAACCCTATCGCTATTACTAATTATCACCCACTTCTTGCTTATCACAACATCCCGAGACAGGGGAGTGTGATTATGGCCGCGTTACCGAACCAAACCTGCATACGCTTTTGCACTGCGTCTCATGGGCTACGAAGCTGCCTACTAGGTTCACGATATATGTTCTATAGACTCGATACACGCATATTTGCTGTATGCGCTTTACCTATCTATTCGACATAGTGTATTCCATTAGTAACTTTCCGGGAGGTACAGGCAGTGTCTATCTTACAACGATAGCTTATCCGTTCTCGTTCACATACTTACAACGTATGATATAGTGAGCGTTACTTCCATCCGGAGGACATACTGTTAAACATGTTAATTAACTCTATAAATGCGTCTACGACTGTCGGTTGATTTCGTGTCAAGGAAACTGATATGATAAGTTAAAAGCATTCTGCTACGACTTGTAGGCGTTTATTCTACATTTTTACTGGCTCCAAACCATTCGTAACATAGTCTTAAAAAGTACCATATATACTTAACACTACTAAAACTTATTCGTATTAACAACTGACGGAGGTCCTTCCAACTTGGCATGTTGGTTTTCGAATCGATCAGTTCTTCTGTTTTTTATTTGCTACTTATCCTGTAGCCCAGGCTGACTATCCGGCGTCACCCTACTCGCTTTCGCTTGAATACAACATTGCTTGCTAAGGGCTAGTTGTAAACTTAACATCAGACTTATGAACCCGGTCTCGTGTCGGGTAAGGCTTTCACTCCTACTACTCTCCTGCATCGAGAGTCTGGTCATTTTACTTTTATATACCGCATAAACGACCAAAGCCTGGCGGTCTTAATCTGTACTATTGCACCCCATCCCCGGTCTCCCATTCAACTGAGATCACTGGAATCGAACCAGTGGGACTTCCGTACGGCTATCCTAATGGTCACCCTATGAGTAGTACTCTCATAGTCTTCATGAAATTCTTCGTTCCTCAATGCACGCTTTGGAGGCGTGTGACACTAAACTAAGCTATTGATACTTACATACAGGTTGGAATTGTATGTATGTCAACTCGTGTACGTTAATGCACAACTTAGTATCATTGTTGTACTTATCGATACGGTTCGTTTTGCTCTTCTTGAGACTTATGCGTCTTTTCATATACACACATCGCCAGACGGTTCTCATGTATGTACAGAGTAGGGTTGATACAACGCTGACCCTACTTACTATGAGTTTTTCACATTCATAGCATTTCATCCTACCTTTTGAGTTTCTCACCCTTTGAGAGGGCTAACATATTCTCGGATCAAGTTCGTTGGTTGTCTTTAACGGCAATGATTATCCTCGACCGTGTCTAATTCATCGGATTCAGTGACAAGCTGTGGTCTTACCGATATAGTACCTATGCTAATGAGACATAACTAAAATGTACTGACCGAAGGAGACCTCGTCAATCCCTCGCTAAGCTTTTTACGTTTTTCGACCCTACACATGTCAGTTCTGATATGCGCATAGTACTGTCCGCCAGTACTGAGTCAAGGGAGAGCTTTGCACGATCCCGTGGTGTTGCTATGAACAGATAAGACTTGTTGCGAGTACGATACTTAATCTGTTTGCGTTTGGGTGCCACAACCGTCACGCTCATTGGTGTTGAACTTTGCTTTGATTCAACATATACTGTATCACGTACAGTATCTCGCTGTTGAGTCAAGGCGTTAGTGCGCAAATGGTTTATGTCAAAACCAGGTGCACGTGGCTGACTTGCAGACACTGTCTGAGTTGGGCCACTGATCGTCAAGTTACTGCGCATACCCTTGATTCCTAAGAATAAGAATATTATGCAGAACGACAAAACTGATATCTTACCCATAGCTTTGATAGCTTTTTTGTTTTTTACGAAAACAACTCTTTGAAAGCGGCTGCCATCTTCGTTGCGCATGTACTTATTTTTTGCGCGAAAGACCGAGCTTCTTCGCAGCCTTCTTCATCTTGCGCGACATCTTCGGAGTCATTTTTTTTTCTTCCTTAGATGGTTCCTCTGCAGGCGTCTCCTCAGCAGTCTCGTCAGACTCTTTGGAATCCTGTGAAGACTCGTCAGCCTTCTCAGGATTGTTTGCCTCAGAAGTCTCCTTAGACTCCTCAGAAGACTCGTCAGCCTTCTCAGTAGTCTCAGCAGGCTTCTCCTCGTCCTTCGGAACCTCAATGAGCTCCTGGTCGAGGTTTGTGATGTTGAAGTTACTAAGCGGACTCATCGGATCTCGGAAGAGATTCGTGATGATTCCGGCAAGTTGCTTTACGTTGTCCGCAAGGTTGGTGTAACGCTTGCGGAGGTCAGTGCCTGGATAGTAGCACTTAGCGATGATTCCGAACGCCTCTTGAGCGTGCTTAACAACTGTTGCATCATCGCTCTTGAGGTTATCAAGAACGTTGTCAGCAAAGTCGCTGTTCGGGTTATTGAGCATTGAGATAACATCCTCAATGGCCTTGATGTCAGCATTGACACCATCGATGGCCTCCTTGTTGCGCTTCTTGTCTGCGCTAAGGACCTCGATGTTCTTCTTCTTCTCAGAGATACGAGCATTAGCTGCCCAATTGACAACTGCATAGCAGATGTCGGCAATCTCTTGCTCGTCACATGTCGTCTTTCCGGTCACCTTGTCACGCACCGTATTACGCATAATACAGAATGCGGGAACAATACTATTGTGAGTCATCGTAAGACGCAGCAGATAACCACCAACACCCTTCAAAACGAAAGGACATGCGTTAGTGAACTCTGCGATGTCTAGGATAATATCCTTGACAGTACGTGCATTGATGCGGTCCTTCTCGGCCTGATCATCCTTAGCTTGGATGAGAAGCCATGAACGATAGAAGTTCACAGCGGCCTTGATGTTGCTGTAGACAGCACCCTTGTTCGTAAGAAGATACTGGACGGTCTTAAAGACCTCAGTCTTGTTGTGAATCTTCGTGGGGTCGAGCTCAATCTCTTCCTGCTGGAGCTTGTTCTCGGCCTTCATCTGGTCCTTCACGGGCTTAGGAATCTGAACATCCTTAGACGTGACGGTCGTAGTACCGTCAGATGAAGACGGCAAGGCGAGAATCTTGTCTGCCTTGATACCGAGCTCCTTAAGAGCACTTGCCATCTCAGGCAGCACTGCGGTACGCATCTTTGCTGCGAACGGAGTCTTAGAGAATGTCATCTCATTCGCCCACGCTGCGGCAATGGCGATCATGTTGATATGACCCATGTTGTCAACAACTTCTTGTGGAATGTTGAACTTCTTGATAAGTTCAGGAGACTTCTTGTAGTACTCGTGCGTCATCCTGATCAGGTCTACCTGATGATTGGGATCAAGGCCGTTCGCCTGCACATTAGTGCTAGGCATAAGTGGCAGATCAAGTTGGGGTGGGACCACAATCCCCTTCACTCCCGGATCCGCATTCTGCTCAGCATGCTGCTCAACGTTATCCACCTGGACATTCGTGTCCTTAACCTCACTCTTCTCCTGCTTAGTCTCAACTACGGGAGGTGTCACAACTTTGTTGTTCTTCTTGTTCTTCTTGCTCATTTTGATAATGATTTAAACTGTTAAACTTAATTTAATGAATGAACTTATCATCTATCCGCATGGAAGACTTTAGGTTCATGATGTGTCAAAGTACTTAAACACTAATCCTGGGTTTAAGAGATTGACGAAATTTCCTCTGACAGTAATGTCAGAGCTACTTGCAGCATGAGATACTGGAATGATGTTATAGTGATAAGATTGCTTCTGACTCATCGAAGGCTGCTCAAAGAGAGCAATGTACACTGGGGCAATGTCTGCAACAATGGCTGACTTCTGCACCCCAGCGTTCATCGACGTGAAAGCTTTCTTCTCAACATCATCAGTCCCCTTAACCTTCTCACACGAAGAGAAGATAGCTGCACCAATGGCGCCAATACCGAAACAGGTAATGAGCAGCCAAAAAAGCTTTGCTGAACGCTTTGATCGACCAATGGCGAAAGCGAGAAGCACAGCTACGATGCAATAAATAAGTAGACTCATTTTGTTAATGTTTAAAAAGTTTACGTAATTCCTTACGTGTCCTAAATAGGACTGATTTTACAGTACCTAGGGGCACGAATAAGGCTTTTGAAATCTCATCAACTGTGTAACTATTACAATAATATAGTTCGTTTATACGACCTTGAGGATGTGGTAGGGTTTTAAAGTAGTCCACAGACTCCTGATAAATCAACCGATTGATCAGATCGGTCTCATTAACTTCTTTCTGTTTCGGTACAACCCAGTCCTTTTCAACATCTTCTGTAAATCGGTGTTTCGAACGTAATCGTAAATAATCCACAGCAACTCGATTTGAGATAACTCTCAACCATCCACCAAATGATTTATATTCAGTGAAGCTTGGGAGTTTCTGGTAGACCTTAAGAAATACAACATTTGTTAAATCACGTGCCTCGTCCATGTCTTTTACATATTCGTAAAGCACATGATCTACAAAATGTTTATATCTCTTGAATAGAGCAGTGAAGGAATGCGGTTTTCCTTCTTTCGCGTTCTTAACCAGAGTTATTTCTTCTGGAGTAATGTCTGGTAAGTTCATACATAATCTGCACTTTTGTGTGCATTGTAAACAGGAGGGCCTCAATCTGCCTACTCCCTCCTGTCTTCAGGGTTAGAATGGAAGTTCTTCATTCTCTATTCTGTAGAATTCATTCCATATGTTTCTAGTCATATTCGTATGAATTAAGAGCTTTTCTTCTTTAGTTAAATCAAGCTTGTTCAGCTTAGATGTTGCTATACGAAGTAGTACTCCTATTGTGAGATAGCTGGCTCTTCCGAGTTCACACAGGATATTCCTGAGTAACCATCGGTTGAAGTCCCACATCTCTACAAACATATGATTAGTAATAAAGGTTGGTGGATACGGTCCGAACGTCTCATACGTATTTATCGCTACTAAATGAGAATGTTGCTTTACCAACGACAAGAGTAGTGTGTAACGATCTCGTAATGAGTTGTTCTTATCCTTGATAGTAAAGATATGATCTATTAACATAGAGCTTGCCTATCAAATCCGTTTATTAAATCACAGATGGTATCCACCGAAACCTTAAATTCTTGTACAAGAGCTCGAATAATCTTTGTACTAGACACTCCTTGCTGGGTGAGCAAGTAGTACTGTTCCTTGATATCGGTCTCCCTATCCATCGGGAGTTCGAGCTTTCCTGTTGTATGGAATTCGTTCTTTGCAAAAACAGAATAGTTCATGCCACGCATAGGTGTAAAGGTCCACATCTCAGGGAACAGCTCGATATTAGCCAGTATCTCTTTCGATGCTTCTCTTAGTTTGCGCTTCTTGAGGAAATACCCCAAGTCAAAACCTCCGTCTAATTGTAACGTAGGAAACAGACCTTTCACCACGATTATGATGAGGTCCGTGTCGCGTTGACACATATATGTGCCTGCGCTCAATGGGAATTGATTACGTACCATGTTTTATGTGCTTTAGAATTATTTTTACTACATCTTGAGTTAACTTGTATTTCGATTCCAGCTCTTTGATAGTATCTTCTTCTGATTTGTATAGCACATTATGATTTATATCATATATGTTTTTGAAAACAGGATACATTCTTTGTAGATATTGTACCCATTTATCAGCTATTTTGAATCTTTCAAAGACATCTTTATCTAAATCTGGAAAATTAATACTTGTCCAAAACGTATGGAAAAACATTCTTTTCGGTATGTTGTGAATACTGTATCCACGTTGTTTAAGTATGTTTGCATGTTTCCATGACCATACTCTCACATCTTCAGCAGTCACAGCCTGTTTTAAACCAAGAGCTTGCTTTACAGCAAGACTTCTTTGTTCTACAGGCATATGTTTTACAAACTTGTTATATATGTGCTCAATATAATTATTTTTGCACTTACAAATTTGTAAAGCAATATCAACATGTACAGGTAATCTGTCACGTATCATTCCTCGGAAACCTTTTGATGAGTGTTTCATATTGATCTTGTTTTAGTTGGGTGTGGGGGATCGAACCCCATACAGTCCTAATTACTCACCCATGACACTTTGGTAGTCGAACCTGATTAACACTTACGCTACGTGAGTGTAATCTACGATATTATAATCGCCAGTTGATGTTTAATGCACAGTTAATGGATTTACTTCCTCATACAATCAAAACCAGTTAGGCCCATAAAATGAGTAACTATTCTCACGAACCGTTACCCTAAAACTACGATAATAAACAATTAAAAAACATTAAAAAACTTATGGAATTCGTGGACCTAGTGGGATTCGAACCCACGTCTTGTATGATTAACTCATCCCCATACATAGTTCCATAGAGAATGGCCAAACTCCCTATGGATGCAGCACGCTACGAAATACTGCGATAGTTAGAGATTCCAAAACTGATTCAAGATTCTGTTTGGGCTAACTATATTCTCTTTGATAAAACACACTTCAAGACGGAACCTACACGCATATGTAGAGGCCTTAAAGACTTATAGTTCTTGCATGTTCGATCATTTGATACGACAGTAGTTTATCCACCCCTGTTAGAGTGTTTTCGTCCCACATTGGCTCATGGCTCTGTGTGATAAGTCAATTCTTATGCTTTAAAATACGTTTCTACGGCTCCAAACAATCATGATCCATCTGCGGTCATATTGAGTGATACATCGGGTTATTAATATTTCAAAAGCGCTCATGGCTCTTAGGCTCTTGAGTTGGACTTTGTAGTTCTATTTACAGATACTATCTGACGATAGATTACCACCTGTAGTACTCGCCAAACGCGAGGCGCACCTTGTTCATCTCCTTGTCGAACTGATCATCGCACTTGCGACGAAGCTCGTAGATATCGTCGTTGATCCTGCCCTCCCAGACATCGTAGTCGGTGATGTCGATACACGGCTCGAACTTGTCACCAAGCTTGACTTTCTTGTCCTCAAGCTTGTTGTCCTTGCCAGGCATCTTGAGAGTCATCTCGTCGCCCTTGACCTTGTGATGATCGAGGAACTCACGTGTAACCTCGAAGCCCATCAGGAACTTCACGAAGTCTGAACGACGGACCAACTCCTCCTTGGTGATCTCCATCTCGCGCTTGCGACGACGAACATCGATGAGGGTCTTTGCCTCCTTGAATGAGGCGCGTGAGAAGCGAGCCTTCTTCTGTTCCTTGATGCGCTCGTCCTGCTCGTTCTTGAGCTCTTCCTGGATCTTCGTGGCCATCTCAGAGTTACCGAGATTCTTGGCGTTGATCACATCCATCACGTTGTCGCTGGTCATTACTACCGGGGTTGTTGCCTTTGCAGGCTTTACACTGTTCTTGTTTGCCATTTTTGATAAATGTTTAAAAGTTAACTAATGCACATATTTGTCTAAATCTTCATCAAACACTGTGCTATGTCTGAAAGATTTGTTGTACGGCGTCATTTGTTTATGACGTTTTGCCTTTACAGGCTGACTATCTTTATGATAGTCCTTGTACGATCTACTCATACTAACGAAGCTTGTGTATTTTTGCCAGATCACGGATGATGTTGATAACCTCTTTCGTGATGTTGTACTTCTCACGAACATCAAGAGGTATCTTGATAAACACGTTGTCTCTGCTAAGCACTATGAACGCGTTGCGAAGCGCTTTTGACGCATCTGCATCGCTATTCAGGTGTCTCACGAGTGCTGCGTTAAGTGTAAGTGTGATTACCGCAGCATTGCCAGTCTTGAGTTTGTCCTCAAAAACATTACCAATAACCTTTGCGGCCGCCTCTTCAGGTGATACCACCAATGTGGGCTGACAATCTTGGCCGTTGTCATTAGCAATGTGCTTAGCAATAATCTTCGTGATGTCGTCTTTGTTGAGAACGGCTACAGTCGGATAATTCACGATCCCATCAGCACAAAGATCGACGAATGCTTCGACAATCTTACGCTGATCTTCAATACTCGGCATTTTACCATTGTACTCCACAACGACAATATACTTTGCCGGTTTGCGGAGAAACTCTACTTTTTTACTCATAGCGAGAAGTGTTTATAAGTTGGACTTTGACACCATCAATGATGGTGTCTTTTGTATCACATACTATAGAATCTGCCGTGTGTTTTCCTCGCAAGGCGGAATAAACATCCTTACGATCGAGAAACTCTCGTACAATATCCTTTTTAGTGAATGATTCGCTCTTTGACGAAACAACAGTTGCAACGTTGTACAAGTCTTCAGGCGACATTGCCTTAAAGATGATACTGTCGCAATAATTGCTGTTGGCCTCGTCGTTTACCCAACTCAAGAAGTCCGTCACTCTGGACCATTGCTCAGCCGGTTTTGAAACCACTGTTGTGGTATCAACCGGTGTTACGTCGGGCTTATGTTCGCACGATGACGTTGATAACGCCATGCTTACGACAACAGCCCACACTACCGCTACAATGAGCGATGCTTTGATGAAATGTTTCATTTTGATAATGAATTAAATTAAACATATATGTTCGTTCACTCTGTATTTATAGAGGCTTGTGACTCTCATCTTTCGATGGCTACATTAAACGAAATCCCCCATAGAGTGGGAAAGCTCTATAGGGGATAATGTTAATCAGTTAAAAACTGAGTTGGTTTAAGACGTAGATCTCCAAACCTATTTGTTAGTTCTCTAAGTCTATTTTTTGTTACTTTACGTACATACAGTCTGTATTTGGGCTGTCTAGCCACAATGACCTTTTTATACGCATGTACTTCAAGAAGTTCTGACCTGTCATGGTTGTATGGAACTATTAGTTTCAACAACATGGTTTTATCTTCTACGAAGTCTTTTTGTAACCACTCACGCATACTTTTCACAGGATTTACATGAATCTCAATTTCTTGAGATCCGATGTGTTCAGCAATGGCTTTGTTTGCTGCTGCACATGTGATCAGACTTACGTTTAAATAATGTACTCGCATGTTATTGGATCGTGTATAAATGTCCGTTAATCTTTGAACCTGTTTTCTTCGTATATTCCTCAATCTGCTTTTTCAACAACACAGCTTGTACAACTGTTAGTTTACTTGCGATTAGGATAGAGCTACCACCTATTCGTAAGAATAGTTTTGATGTTGGGTTGCCCTGTTTGTCCGTCTTAGCTATTTTCATTGCATTTGACTCATTATTGCGTCCATGTCTTGGCTTGCATTTACGCAATTACACACGATATCTTGTAATGATAACATTAAGTTTTCAACATCACTTGATATGTCACTAATCTCCACAACTGAAAGTTCTTTATCAGGTAATGGGATCTCAAGATGAAGTTCGATGTCTGTTATCCAGAAACGAGCACCTTCACGTTTCATGAGCATGTTCATGAAGTAGGAAAGGTTTTCTTTTCTGTATGTGTCACTAATCAGATTCAGACTGTGTCTTATTTTACAGTACAGCTTATCTTGATGAATAACGGTTTCCGCATTGTAGTTTATAGAACTCTCATACAGTTCTTGATCTTTTTCATCACTCATGACACTTGGTTTTATTGTAATCATTTATGATGTTGCTTATGCGATTGAATTTCGCATACACATCGATCAACAACTTAGCCAGCACAGTGCACATCTCCTTGTCATTGATCACATGCTGCATTTTCTGACGCGTGTGATAACTTACTTCAATAACAATTTGATTGTTGTTTGCACCCTTAATCTCAATGTTCGTGTTTTTTACGAATACATCGTTGATTGCGCCGATCACAGGTCTCAGCAAACCTGGATCTTTGATGTCTTTGTCTCTTGTGACATCGACCATCTTCTTCAAATCGACAAGCGTCTCGTTCATCGCACGACCCTCCCTGATTCTGCTACGAGGCACAGATTCTGTCCTCTGTATATGTTCATTACTATGACAATATCCTCCTTGTCAAAAGGAGTTTTGTCAAGACCAGCTTCTACGATGAAGCCTTCGTTCACACCACAGATGTTGTCGTTTTTGTCTGCGATGAATGATACATCTATTTCATCACCGAAGGGAGTTTCGTAACGTAACAGGGGTGCAATAAAACCACTTACTTCTGTGGCACCAAACTTATGGCCATAGAACTCACGTAGTTGGTGTTTGTTCATCACACCATGATTTCCGTTACGATGACGTGCAACTTTACGATTACGCTTGTTGCTCTTACGACGCTTGTTATACGTCTTCTTTTTGCTTTCGATTTCCATGTTTTATTGATTAAAACTTGTTAGTATGAAGTGACTGGGGTTATTCCACAAGATTTTGATATCTTGTTGAAAGCATCGCAATACTTATTGTATGCGATACCTTTTCTACGTTTCATCTCATCAGGTCCGTTATAGTACGGATCGAAGTTGTCGTAGAATTGGGACTCGCTGAGTAAGTTCTCCGTTGCTGTTACATACTGTTTGTATGCGTCAAGAGTGTCTTTGTACTGACTCTTGTAGTAACGACTCATTTCTGCGATCTCCCGGTTCATATCACCGGTCATGTTCATTTGTCCAGCAGAACAGCCAATGAATACACTGATTATGGCTGTTACGATTACTATAACCGCTTTGTTCATTGTTTTGAGTGTTTAAATGTTGTGCAGTCCTATTTAGAACGCCGGACTGCTTAGGCGTGTACATCATTATCGTCTTCTTTTAACAATGTATTTGGTTTTGTATCGTATCAAACCAACAATGATACCGTTCTTAAGACGAATAGCTAATGATGGTTCAATTTGATTCTGTTTACACGCGTTGATGTACGAGAGAACAGTCTTAGAAACAGGGATTAGTTCTGAGATATTCTCTTGCTTATCGTTGTAAACTGCGTAGTAACGAACTGCACCTTTGTCTGTTGTTTGAGATACAATTCGTTCGATATTCTGATACTTCACGATAGCTGTGTCATACTGCGCTGTTTGAGCACATGCACGAGTCATGAAAAGCATGAATATGAATAATAGGATCAAGAATCTTATTTTATGACCAGGATCTAACTGATCATGATCATCTATTGGTTTTTTCGGTTCCATTGCGTTGGCATATTTGGTTTTGCAAGTTAATCAAACGGCACTACAGAAGTCTGTGTGTCGATTGGTTTTTTGGACGGTTTTATTTGTCTCACAAACGTGATTTTTCCAGTACGAGTTATTGGTTGTTTATACAACTCGTATGTGCGAAAATCATGCTTAATTGCTTCTCTCTGTGCCCACGACATTAATTCATGTTCGTTGAGACTCACTTTACACAATGTAAGATCATTGCCAATCAGCGTGTAACCTACAATATAGAAGTACTGCATTGTTCTGTGTGATTTACTGTTAATACTATCGCGAGGTTTTTGGTTTTTGAATTTGACTATCTGCAATATTATACGAATAGGCCCGGCAGGGATGGCCTTTTGGCCGTTCCCCGAGGCGATAGACGGGGTCTCCCCCCCCCACCTC